TCACGTTGGGCCGGAATACCCAAGGTCCAGGCCGGCGAAGCAGATTTGCCCGTCGAGGTCCGGCAGCTCATCGCCGCAAGCGTCCCAGGCGTCCATCGCAAGCCAGCGTGTATCCTGCTCGGTCCACACGTTGAGCAGCAGCCGTTTGAAGGTGTTTTCGTAGCTCGGGAGCTGCGCAGCCTTTGCGCATTCCTGCTCAAAGTATTCCTCCCTCACGGACACACCCAGGCCGGGGTGCGCCTTGCGCCAGGTGGCCGGCGCCTTCCAGTCATCCTCCAAGCTGGCCTCGTAGATCACGGGCAGGAATGACTCGTCATCGAGGATGCCGTCTCGGACCTTCACCGCGTAGTCGTACACCTCGTAGCAGAGGGAATGCCGATCGTAGCCGGCGGTTGTGATCGCGATCGTAAGCGGCTGGCGGCGCGCGCCGGTCGAGGTCGTGAGCACGTCCCACAGTTCGCGGTCGGGCTGAGCGTGGAGCTCGTCAAAGATGATAGCGTGCGCGTTGAGGCCGTGCTTCGTGTATGCGTCCGCTGAGAGGACTTTGTAGCTGCTCGCGGTGCTCGGCACTACCAAGGACCGTTTAAAGCCTTGCGTGCGCTTCCTGAGCGGTTCTGAGGCATCTACCATGCCTCGAGCCATCTCGAACACGATCGCCGCTTGATCGCGGTCAGCGGCGGCGCTGTAGACCTCGGCGCCAGGTTCCTTGTCCGCCAGGAGCATGTACAGGGCGATGCCGGCGCTCAGAGTCGATTTGCCAGCCTTGCGCGGGATCTGGATATAGGCGGTGCGGTACTTGCGCGTTCCGTCGGCACGCTTCCACCCAAACAGCGGGCGGATGATCTCGTTCGCCTGCCAGTCCGACAGGGCCAGCGGCTGGCCGGCCCATTCGCCTTTGGTATGCGTGAGACAGGTCGCGAAGAACTTGACGGCGCGCTCTGCGGCCTCCTCGTCGTACCAGAAACCGCTATCAGTGGAAGAACTCTTCGCCCGGCTCATTCTCATCTCCTTTCGGGATTACCAGTTTGGCGCGCGCCGCCGGGGTCAAGCCCAGCTCCGAGGCATAGGCCCGCAGCTGGCCCAGGAGTGCGGCCTTCGGTGGCTCGTCCTTTTTCACCGCCGAGACGATGGCGCCGTAGGTGACGCAGTACGCCTCCAGCACGCCGCCGTCGACACAGGTCAGCACGCCCAGGCGATCGAGCTCAGGGACAATTCGATTCCACTCCAGCAGCGCGTCGCCCGTCATCCATTCGGGGCTACGCGGCGCGCCGGTTTTTGGCATCGGCTCGTCCTTGTTCATCGGTCGTTTGCCGGGGTTTCCGGCCAGCTTTTTCAGGGCTGTAGGGGTAGGGCGGTTTGCCATAATGTGAAATCCTCAAGTGCGGCCGCGTGCGTGGAGGGTACTAGGCGGTTCTCGTCGTTCGGTTGCTGGTGATTTATCAGCTCTTGTTCCAGTGGTGGTTCGGGTCGAGGGGAATGCCGTTGATGTCGCATCCCTTGACCGGCAACCACTGTCCGGTGCGCTTGAAGTGCTCGTAGCGCGCCGTCTTCTGGGAGTGATGGGTCTTACACAGGCCGACGAGGTTGGAGCGCTCGTTGTTGCTGGCGTCGTTGTCGACGTGGTCAACCTCATTGGCCGCTGTGTAGTTCCCCATCCGCTCACACTCAGGGCAGATGGGCTGCTCCCTCAGCACCAGGGCGCGCAGCTTGCGCCAGGCCGCGCTATTGAGTGCCAGCGTCCGCCCGTTGGCTTCCTGCTTTTGCTTGAGCGTCCGGCTTGGCAGCATCGTCAGGCCCCTTGCCTTGAGCGGGTCCAGCGTTTGGAGTTTGGGCTTGAGGGTCTGGAGCTTGTGGCGTTTGATTGCTGTCGGCATTGATCTCTTTCTTCGGCAGGTTCTCGAGTTGGCGGACTTCTTCAGCATCCATCCATCCGTCGCTGATAGCGTGGTGGTAGAACTGGGCCCGGTTCAGGCTATCGCCGCGCAGTAGGCCTTCTACGCTGTGCTCGGCAAAGTAGGTGCGCCGGCCGGCCTCGGTCAGCAGGCATCGGGCAATGGCTTGCTCCCACATGGTCAGGTGGCGACGCAGGGACAGCACCACGAACTGGCGGCTCATCTCCACACTGTTGCTGTAGTTGCCGTGCCTGAGATCGCCCACGATGGTTGGTGGTACGCGGAAGAGGCGGCACACTTCCTCTACACTGAACTGGCGGGAGGCGATCCACTCGGCATCCTCCAGGGTCATGGAGACAGTCTGGTAGTCCACCCCTTCCTCAAGGATCGCGGTCTTACCAGCGTTGGCCCCACCCCCATACTGAGACTGCCAGCCTTGACGGATGCGCTCACGCTGGTCTCCGTTGAGCTTGGCTGGGAACTTGAGCAGGCCAGACAGGCGGGTGCCATTGCGGAAGGTGCTGTTGCCGTGGTCACGTTCAGCCAGGGCCAGCTCTACAACCTCGCGAGCGGCAGCAATAGGAGAAACCCCCAGGGCGCCGTTATCGGTGCGGTGGCGTAGATGAAATACTTCATCCTGGAGAAGGCGGCGGACGCGGCCTTTCGTATCGACGTAGTCATAACCCAGCCTTCCATTCTCAAGTACCAGCACAGTCACGCGGTCAGGGTGGAGCGGCAGCAGCTCGCGTACCTGTCCGTCATAACCTCGGACGATCTCGGCGTAGGCGTTGCCCTTCAGGAGCACGGCCGCTTGCATCTGCTCGCGGAACTCCAGCGCGGTCTGGGTCGGGTTTGGCGAGTCGTGGAGCACCTTGTACAGCGGGTGATCCTTGGCCCGGTCGCGGCCGTCGTCGCCGTTGCGCCGGTACAGCACCAAGGGCAGAGTCGCGATGGTCTCGGAGATGGCCGAGACGCAGGCGTAGACCGTGCTCACGCTCTCGGCGCGCGCTGTCGTCGCACCACTGCGCAGGCTGGCGTAGTTGGCCCAATATGGGTCGGAGGCATCGCGGCGCTCGTAGCCCAGGCGGTTAAGCATTCGGGTAATCAGGCTCATTACAGCGTCTCCAGCCAGAGGGAATGAAGGGAGCGGGCATCGTGCCGCGCCGACATGCTGCGCTTGGCTACGGTGGTGTCCATGTAGGCCGGGTCGTCGGTCAAGGTGATCTCGACCAGCTCCACGTCGAGCAGCTCGCGCACCAGCTTGGCGCCGCGCTGTTCCCATCGGTCGCCGCCGTCACGGACGCGAAACCCGAACGAGCAGCCTGAGACGTCGCGGCGCTCGACCAGCACAGACAGGTCGTTGCCTAGAGTGGTGCCGGGGAGATCCAGCTCGAAGCCTAGGCCTCGGGTGTCGGTCTTGAGTCGCAGCGTGCCGGCCTTGGTGGTGCCCAGCAGCGCTTTGCCGTCGTGCTGCCACAAGGCGCGGACGTTGACGCCCGAGCCGAGGGAGGCATCGAAAGCACCAGGGCGGATGATCTCAACGAAACCGCCCAAGTCTTGGCTCTCGGAGTTGTAGACAGCGGCGTAGCCGGCGAGCCGGCCTTGCGCTGCTACTGACAGGCCGTTGCCGGCCCTCAGCTCAAGGTCCATGCTCGCCCCTTAGATTGCTACGTCGTTCGCGACAACGAAGGACTCGGCGTGGCGCACCGCGATATCGACGGTGGACATTGCGCGAATCTTCACGGCGCCGCGAGCGTATGCCGCCGAGTCGTACGGGTTCACCAGGATGTCGATCTCGGACCAGATGCCCAGCAGGACTTGGGACCAGTCGCCCAGGATCGCCACGCCCGAATCAACGTCAACGTTCGGGACTTGGTTCGTGCTGTAGGCTGGCAGGTCAGCGATCTGGCCACCGCTCAGCAGGTAGATGCCGGTGCCGGTGGACTTCTCGGTGCCGGCGAACTTGGTCGAGACCTTCTTGCTCATCAGCCAGTTGGCGGCGGTGGCGTTGACCAGCTCGAGCTTTTCCTTCATCGACAGGACGCTCTGCCAGTTCAGGGTGGCCAGGCTGGCCGACTGGATGCCGGTAGTGGACAGCACGCCTTTCGGCTCGTTGGTGCCGCCGCCCTTGATGAGCGCGGTGTCGATCGCCTTCGCAAGCATGAAGCGCAGATCGTCAGTGACCAGGCGCTCAGCATCCGGCGACGATTGCATGATCAGTTGGCGGGACAGTTCGGTTATGCCGCCAGCGTGCTTTGGCGACAGGGTGACGTTATCGAAGGTCATGCCGCTTTCCGACAGGTCGCCGTTCTCTGCCACCCAGCCCACGGACACGCCCGAGCCATGCTTCGGGATAGTGACGTTACCGGTGAGGCCCGACAGGACACGGACGCCCAGGCGGCGCGCCAGCAGCTCATTGCGGAACGGTTCGATGTACTGGTCAGCGCGGTGGATGTTCGCGACCAGCTCCGGCGCGCTGGTGGTGGTGTTGGCGCGCTGCTCGATGGCCGACATAGGGATAAACACGCCTTGTGCTTTGCGGCCGGTGCGGCGCTCGGCTTCTTGGTGGTATTCGGCCTCGGCGCCGTCCAGATTGCGGCCTTCCATCTTCGCCTGGAGAACCTTCATCACGGAGACTTGATTGGTGAGGTCGGTGTAGCCGCCTTTTGCCGGCTCGCCCATCATGCGGCGTTCGGTCTCAGCCAGGAATGAGGCGCGGGACTCTTGGCCTTCCAGTTCGGTGACTTTGGTCTTGAGGGTGTCGAACTTAGCGGCTTCGTCGCTGTTCAGGTTGCGCTTTTCGGCCGTGGCCTTCTCGACCATGCTGCGCATTTCGGCGACGGCTGCGGCGCGCTGTTCTTTGATACCGTGGATCATGAGGTTTCCTTTGCAAAGGGGGTTGAGTAATGCCCTTGTAGCAGAGGAATGACCTAGTGTTTCGCTTTGGAAATACATAAAACTTCTATGTACTCCAGGAAACAAATGAGTGTTGAATTTTGGCGACAACTTGTTCAACTTGCTCAACTTGCTCACGTTATTTTCTTGAGCAAGTTGAGCAACTTGTCAGCCTAGGTTAAGGCAAACGCCACACCCAGGCGCTGGTCTTACTGCCTTTCTCCTTGACGCATTGGACGCCGATCGTCCGCTGGGCGCGCCGAATGGTTGCCCAGGAGTAGCCGGCGCCGTCGGCATCAGCTTTGACCGCTTTGGAAGGCATTGGGCCGTCCGAAAGGAGATCACGCAAGAACTGCTCGGCGTCCTTCAACTCGCTGCTTTCGTCGGTTTCGTCGTGCTCAACGTCGCCGAGGATCTCCCGCGCCGTACCGTCAATCACACCGTCCCAGCGCGCCCGAGTAGTCTGGATGCCGCCTTCGATCTCCACCAGGTCAAGCTGGTAGGCCACGCCGCCGTCATCAGGTGCAATGTTCGACTTCGCCCTAGCCAGGACTCGCCGGTCGCCGTCTTCCTCCTTCGCCGCCACCAGGACCATTCGAGCCAGCGCGCCAAAGGCTTGCGAGCCAATTACTCGGTCCTGAGGCGACTTGCCGGCGCCACCCTTAGCGAAGTGGGTAATACCAACCACCGCGCAATTGTGGATGTCCGCGAAGTCGATTACGGCCTGGAGACTCCGCCTCACGTCGTTCGCCCGGTGCATGTCGCCGGCCACAGCGCTCACGATCGGGTCGATGATCAGTAGGGAGACGCCTCCAATACGCGAGACAGCCTTATGGAGCTCGTAAATATCCTGCGACGGATCAAAGGGCACGCTCTCGCCATTCTGGGTGATCCCCTCAATGAAGTGGCAACGATTCATGTCGGCGCCGGCTGCAATCAGTCGCGGGACCAGCGTATCATCGGGATTGTCTTCACTTGACCAGATCAGGACATTGCCCCGCGAGCGGCAGGGCGTCCCATCCGGCCAGCGCCCACCACCAGTCAAAGCAGCCGCCAACCCAAGGGTGAGCGTAGTCTTGCCGGTTCCAGCCGCGCCAGCCAGGATCGTCAGCTTGCCAGCTGGGAGCCAGCCATCCCAAAGCCAGGTAATCGGCTGTGGGGTGATGCCAGAACCACACCGTAGCTTAACGACACGCTCATACTTCGGCATCGCGTCCAGAGCGGCGGCGCCACGCTCAATACTGCTCCAGTCGTCAGGCATGGCACACCTCCGCACCGTGTTGGAATCGTTGGACCGCCAGCAGCAGCCGGTTTCGGGTTTCAGGTGTCAATGCTTGGCCTTTCGAAAGTGCGTTTGCATATTGGAGGATGACTAGGGCCTCAAGGGAGAGGCAGCGCAGCACGTCAGCAGCGTTGAACGGTCGGCGCTCGCGCTTCATGTGATCGCCGCCGATCCGCTCTGGGAACAGGTCGTCAAAGGTCAGGCCTACCGCGTCGAGCACGCTTTGCGCATCGCAGCCGGCGAAGCAGTGGAGCAGCACGCGGCCGTCGTCCAGCTCACGAACTGAGAGGCTTGGCCCCTTGTCGTCGTGAGCAGGGCAGCGGCACGTCCAGCGGCCGGCGCCGGCCTTGCGCACGCGCTCGAGGCGGGAGAGGAGAGTATCGGCGCTCATGCTCCACGTCCTTTAATCAGGATCCAGACGTCGTCAAAGCCGTAATGCAGCGCCGCGCCTGCGAGCAGCTGATCCCGGTCGCGCCCTTGGAAGTTGTCGATCTCTTTGAGGATGTATTCGACAGAGTGCGTAAGCCACCGTTGCCCGGTCTGGTCCACGAAGTCGATCAACGGCTCTTTATCGCTTCCGAGGCCTAGGTTGCCGCCGGCATACCGGAACGGGGGCAGGGGGAGAGCCGGGGCGCTGGTGGCGCGGCGGGATTGCTTGGAGTGGGATTGTTTGGACGAGCGGGTGCTAGGCATGTGAGCCTCCTTGAGTAGCGGTTTAGGACCGCTCCACCCGCTGTCAAACGGGGAGGGGCGGCGAATGATAGGGTTGACAGACCGGTACTCAAGGAAACCGGCAGGCCGAAGCCTCCCCACCACCGCCGCCCCATAGGAGGCACAGCATGGTACGGACGAAAAAATACCGCCACTGGCGGTTGTCCGCCTTGAGTAATTCGGGCTGTCAAACCCGGCCGCGTCTTTTTTCGCGACAGAGTGAGGATACGACGGTTTGAGCAAAAGTGCAATCATTCGCTGTCTCCCTTGTGCGCGGGCGGTGGGCCATACTTGGCGCAGAGCAGGCTGTGGAGGTAGGCGCAAAACCCGTCCATCGTCGCGCTGGCCTCGTCGGGGGAACTGCAGCGCGCAATCAAGGCCACTGCGATACTGCTCAGGATGTTCGGCTCGCCGCAGCTGCGCATCACGCAGTCGTCGACGTAGTTCTCGGCGGTCCGGTAGCCGTTCGCGTGGGCCGTCGCCAGGTAGTGGGCCGTCATGCTGCGGCTCCCAGGTAGCGGTAGCGCTTGACGTGGACCTCACGGCCGAAGCGGGTTGGGATCCATTCCCATTCATCGTGGAACTGGTAGCCCTTGCCGCGAAGGGTGGCGATCGTGGAGTGCAAGCAGTGATCGCCCAGGCGCTCAGCCTCGAAACGATTGAGGCTCTGGCCAGCACGCATGATTGCCAGGATGGTGGTTTCCTTGTTATGCTTCGGGCAGTTGTTTTTGGAAGGCGCGTTCTCTTGGTCGGGGGCTGCGCCTTTTTTCTTTGCGGCGTCCATTATTGGATCTCCGCGAGCGAAGCTGCTTTTTGGTTCGTCTGCGCTTCCATGTGGGCGCGCCAGTCGGCAGCGGCCTCGGCGCTAATCAGCGTGCGCCGGCCTACCTTCATCAGGCGCGGGCCTTTGCCTTCGCCAATGAGCTTGTATAGGAATGCTTTGGAGAGGTGGTGGTCGGCGCAAAAAGTGGCGACGGTGTAAGCAGGTTTGTTCATGGGTTCCCTCTGTTAAAGGCCTTGGTGGAGTACCGTGGCGACAGAGGGAACTGTAGAGATTTGGGTGGGCGGAATCTTTATGAATATAGACGGGGTGAATTATTCTCGTAGGGCTCGCCGGTTTTAATTCTAAGCACGAGCCCTTCAGAAGATTCTAATCTTCGTCCCTGTTATTTAGAAAGCTCTTCGGCATGGGGGCCTTTTTATCTACTGCTTTTTTGAACGCGTAGTAGTCTGCTCTCGCTGTCTCGTACGAGACGCAATACTTACCGGCCTGTTCCGCAATCAGAGAAGTCACGTTGGCGGAAGGATCGGCGCTTAAGCCATTTGTGATGGCGCGATAAATATCGACCGCGCGCTTTCCCTTAGCGGTGAAGAAAGGGTTTTCTTCGATGTCCCAAGGGAGGCGCATTGTATCTGGCCAGGGAACGCCGCCCAGGGCGTCCCGGAATTTCTTGGTAATGTAGTTTGCAACCCAGAATGGAATCTTGACGGGATCGTCTTTACTTGCGTACACGAGCTGGCAGAAATATCCATATACCCGTGCCGAATATTCTTCTTGCTCTCCTTCATCCATCGTCCCCGATCCGTACCGTTCAAAGTAATCTTCAAAGTCGAAATCAAAGTCATCAAGCTGGATCAATTCGTCATCAGGGAGATTTGAAGGGTTGAATTTCTTGTCGCGCTCGTTCAT